CTGCTTGTCGGCTGCGATGGTTGACCTTGCGGGATTTCCTAGCGTTGCGGACTTGCTCGACAATCCGCGCAAGTCTGCTCCTTGTGAACATATGCCGCCGAGTTGGGAATGGGTTGACCCTCAGAGCGAGCAGCAATCGAGCGAAGCAGGACTCAAGGCATTTCAGACAACGTATCTCGATGAGCTTGGCAGTCGCGGTAAAAACTGGCGCCATGTTTTTTATCAGCGAGCAAAAGAAGAAAACCTGCTCAAGCAGCTTGGGCTCGTCAGTCCTACGGCAGCGGTCGAGGCTGAAGCTCAAGCAAAGATGGGAGCCGCATCGCAGCCGCAGCAGCCAGTTCAGCAGGCGGCGACCGGTAGCGGCGAAATGATGGGGCTCTCACGACTTCAGTGGCAGCGCAATCGCAAAGCAATAATGGACGTGCTCAAAGATGTGATGGCAAACGCAATCACGCAGGCACAGGCTACGGTTCTGCTGAGTGGTCTGGGCTTGAGCGCTGATAACGTCTCGGCGCTGCTCGCTGATGCGGCTGATGGTCAGGTCGAGTCTGTGCCGCAGGAGGCGGAGACCGATGCCTGAGAAATATGACCACATTGATTTTAAGCCGCCAGCAGGAGTCAGAGCCGAAGCAAAAAAAGGGCTTGAGTGGCGCGACGAACATAACCGAGGCGGCACGATGGTCGGAGTCGCAAGGGCTCGCGACCTGAGTAACGGCAAAAACATATCAGCGGACACGGCAAAGCGAATGAATAGTTACTTCGCTCGCCATGCGGTTGACAAAAAAGGTAAAGGCTGGAGTCCCGGCGAAGATGGCTTTCCTAGTGCAGGCCGCATCGCGTGGGCTCTCTGGGGCGGCGATGCAGGCGAGGCATGGGCCGGAAAACTTGTTCGTCAGATTGAAGCCGCAGACAAAAAGGAAAGGTCGCTGCCAGTGAAGCCGAAGCAAATTAAAAGCTGGAAGTCTGACGAACTGCCGCCGCAGAAAATGATTTTGCGGATGGTTAGCGTTCGCGCTGAAACGGCAAACGCAGAAACAAAATCCGTCGAGGTCGTCGTCGCCAGTGAAAATCCTATCGAGCGATACGACTCAGAGCGAGACTCTGTAATCCGCGAAATTCTGTTAATGGATGGCGTTGAGTTTCGCACTGACAGGATGCAGTTGCCGATTGTCGACTCACATGACCGCAGCACGGTTCGCAACGTTCTCGGCTCAGTCAGAAACATCCGCAAAGAAGGCACTCAGCTCGTCGGCGATGCAACGTTTGCCCGCGACTCGGACTCGCAGAGCGCATACGAAAAACTGCTCGATGGTCATCTAACTGACTTCAGCATCACGGCAACGCCGAAGCAAATTACAAGCGTCAGGCGAGGCGAGACCTACAGCCTGCGTGGAGAAATAATCGAAGGTCCGGCTGACATCGTTACGCGATGGATGCCGACCGATGCCTCGCTGGTCGCGGCGGGCGCAGATGAAACCTCAACAGTTCGCGACCTGCGACGAAGTTACTTTATAAACGGAGACGATTTGATGAAACGCGCTTTGACTGAAGAAATGAAAGCGATGCTTGTCGCTAAGGGTATGCCTGAGCAAATTGAAGACCCAGAGCAAGCCCTGACTTGGGTTGTCGGCATGATGAGCGAAGCGGCTGAAGCAGCAGAAGAGCCGGAAGAAATTATGTCGGCTGAGGCTGGCAAAGAAGAAATGAAAGTCGAAGAAACGGTCGCTCGTCCCGGTCATTACGGCGACGAAAAGAAAATGGCTGAGCCAATGGCCGGTGAAGAAGAAATCAAGCAGACCGTTCAGCGAGCCCTGAAAGAGGACTCGAAGCGGCGGAAGGAAATTGTTGCACTGTGTTCGGCAGCGAATATCGAGCGTTCGTTTGCTGAGCAACTTTGCGACACTGGCGTCTCTTTAGATATTGCTCGAACCCAGATTTTGGAGAAAGTTCTTATGACCAACCAACCGTTGGGAGCTTCTTCGGGGCGCGAGCGCATCGAAGTGACCCGCAGCTCTGATGACAAGTTTAACGAAGCGATTCGCGATGGTTTGATTAGCCGCGCGTTTCGTGGCGCTGGCCTGCGTACAAGTCCGTTTGCTGGCGGCAAGCCTGCCGAGGGCTCGGAAGAGTTCAAGCATTTTGGCCTGATGCGAATGGCAGAAAAGATTTTGCAGCGTCAGGGAGTCAACACTGACCGCATGAGCAATCGGGATATTGCTCTTGCTGCTCTTGGCTCGCCGAGCGTTTGCAGCCGGTTCAATATCGAGCGTTCGGCCTATCATACGACCGGCACGTTTTCAAACCTGCTGCTCGATGCCGCCAACAAAACCTTGTTGACTGCATACGAAGAAGCTCCGACGACTTATCAGCTTTGGACTCGAACGGCGCCGGCTGTTGCCGATTTTAAGGCAATCAATCGAATTCGTTTTTCTGAAGCTCCTGACCTTGAAGTTGTTCCTGAGTCAAAGCCTTACAAGCAAGGCGTAATGACTGACAGCAAGGAAAGCTATAAGGTCGAGAAGTACGGTGCGATTTTTACCGTGAGCTGGGAGACGGTCGTCAACGACGACCTCGATGCTATCTCGCGGATTCCTGCAATGCACGGCAACGCCGCTCGCCGCAAGGTGAACAAGGTTGTCTATAACGTGCTAACCAGCAACCCGACGATGGGCGATGGCTTCAGCCTGTTCTCAGCTTCGCACGCTTCAGGCAGCAATTATGCCAACGCTTCGGCTGCTCCATCGGTCTCGACGCTGAATACCGCTTTCACGGCGATGATGAAGCAGAAGGGCTTGACCAGCGATGCGATTATCAACGTAACGCCTCGGTTCTTGATTGTGCCGATTAGCGTTTCGGCTGGAGCGCTTCAGCTTGTCGGCTCGCTTGCTGACCCCGGCGCTGGCGGCTCGGCTGCTGGTAACTCCAACAGTTTGAATATCTACGGCCCGAACGGCTCACGTCCGCTTCAGGTCATCGTCGAGCCTGTGCTGGAAGCCTATAGCACGACCGGCTGGTTTATGGCTGCTGACTACGCTTCGGTCGATACTGTCGAGGTATCGTTCCTGCAAGGTGAAGAGTCGCCGGTTCTTGAGAACGAATGGGACTTCAACACTGACACTTACAAATACAAGGTTCGCCAAACCTTCGGCGTTGCTGCTGTCGATTGGCGCGGCGTTTACAAGTATCACAACGCCTAGTCGATTTACTCGCTTTCAATTCACAAAAAAACTTGAGGAAAATTCAATATGTTCAACGCTTATCCTTTGCATGATTTTATCTACGGAGGCGACGACTTTATTGGCGGCGCAACTCTGGCCGCGACTGTCGGCGAGGGACTCTGGAAGATTACTGACACCAGCTCAGCCGGTACGCCAACCTATACCAAAGATGCTGCTGCTCACGGCGGCGTAGTAACTTTGGCTTTTGACTCACAAACTGAAATTCAAAATGTTTGCTTGGACTTCGGCGACAAACTACAGCTCGATATCGACTCGCTGATTGAAGTCGAATTTCGAGTTAAGACTGTCGCTACGCTGGACTCGGCAACAACCTTGACGTTCGGCCTACAATCAAATCGTGCTGACAACACAGACTCGACGACTAACAATGCTCAGTTTAAGTTAGTCGCCGATAATAATGTTGTCGTCGAGACTGATGACGGCACGACCGACAATGATGACAAGGCGACAGGAAAAACTCTGGTCGCTTCATTTAAGCGTTTTGTTATTTCGTTCGCTGCTGGCAAGAGTGACGTTCGCTTTTTCATCGACGGCGACCGAGTTGCTTCGGCAACCACGTTTTCGATGGCCGCTGCTACTGGTCAGCTTCAGCCGTTTGTCCAGATTCAAAAGACCTCGGACAACAACACCGACAGCGTTTCAATCGACTACATCGGCTGGAAGGCTCGACGGGTCTAATCAATGACGCTACGCGAATCTATCGCCAGCGATGCGGTCTCGGTATTCTTGTCTTCTGATGAGTTTGCCGAGACTGTTGTCTATCATCCTCGCAGTGGCGGCTCTCGGACGATTCTCGCCATCGTCGACAGGGAGCCGCCTGCGTTGATGGACGATGCAGGCAATATGCTCGCATTGTCTTTCATGCTCTACGTTGCCAACTCGGCAACAAGCGGCATTACTGCTCAGGAAATTGATACGGGCGGAGACGAAATTTTGATTGCTGCTCGCGTCAATGACGCTCAGAAAAAGACCTGCACGATTGTTCGCGTTATGGACAACGACCACGGCATGATACAGTTGGCGGTTAAGTAAACATGGCTACGGCAATCTGTGAACAAATCGCACTGAAGGTTTCGCAGCGGCTTCAGTTAATTTCTCAGAGCAGCGGTTATGAGACGACTGTAGCCGGAACTGTAATTCGTGCTGAAAAAATCTGGAATGGAAATCTGAAAGATTATCAAATCACAATCACGCAGACTTCCAACACATATAACGAAACGATGAGCCATCCCGGCAATCCGCCAGCGATTGCTTGGGATTTAGTTTTTACTGTCTTCGGAGAAATCAGGCCGAGCGAAGACGATACGATGAGCTTCGATGCGCTTTGTAATGAGTTTGCAAGCGATATGGTCAAGGCGATTACGGTACCGGCTGCAAGCTGGCACAACTGGGATGGGCTCGCAATCAATACGGTTTTCAACACAATTACAAACGTTAATGCTGAAGAAATAGGCGGCGCTCGTTTAGAGTTTACAGTCATCTATCGCACAGATGAAACAAACCCTTACACGGTGAGAACCTGAGCGATGGCCGTAACGATGAAAATCAGAGAAGAACATGCTCAGGAGCTAGAGCAAGCCCTGCGCGATATACCGGGCGGAATCGAAAAAGCATTTGCTCGCGCCTCGATGCGCGTCGCCAAGCAAGGCGTTACTCTGATAAGCACTGACATAACAGGTCGCGTAAACATAAAGAAAAAAGACCTCAAGAAGGTTTTGCGCTCAAAGAAGCGAGGCAATACTTCAGCGATGAGCGAGCTGGACAAATCGGGAAGATTTCCGCTTAAATACTTTGGGGCCAAGCAGGCCAAAAAAGGCGTGACCTACAAAATAGAAAAAGGTGGCAAGCGGTCACTGGCTCTGAGCGCGTTTGGTCCTGAGATTCCTCGACTCGGCAGGCATGTATTTAAGCGAGCATCGCCGGTCGAAGTGCCGCTGAAATACAAAGGGCGAAATAAAGGCAAAAAAAAGCGACATGACAACTTGCCAATTATTCCTTTGTTTGGCGTTTCTCCGTGGGGAACCTTTGTAAGAAACAAAATGCTTGAGCCAACAAAACTGAAACTGCAAATCGCATTTGAGCGGCGAATAGAATCTGAGGCTCGCTACCTTATCGACCAACACTTAAAAAAAACCGGAGGGACTGAAAATGCCACTAATTAAACGCAAGCACGTTCTTGCTGCAAAGATTGAAACGACTAGCGGAACGGCTGAGACTCTCGCCGGTGCTGACGCTGCGTTTAACGTTTTCGACCTGACGATGCAGCCGACGATTACGATGACTCCTCGAATGGGCAACGGTAGCTTTTCAAGCATGACGGCAATCCGCGAGCTGAGCGGCGGAACCTGCACGTTCAAGACTGAGGTCTACGGCAGCGGAGCTGGTGGCGTACCGGGCTGGGCTTCGACATTTCTGCCTGCCTGCGGCTGGAGCGTCAGCACAGCTACATTCAGCCCGAAGACAGAAGCACCGGGAACTAATGTGAAAACCCTTACACTTGGCGCCTATATTGACGGCAAGCGAAAGCTGATGCGTGGTTGTGCCGGGACGTTCAAGATGATTTTTGAGACCGGAAAGATTGCCGTTATTGAATGGACGTTTACTGGCGTTTGGGTTGATGTAACAGACGTGGCAATTCTTGCTCCGACCTATCCGACAGCCCTACCGCTGCGAGTTGGAAACGCGACGTTTACAATCGGCAGTTGGTCGCCCTGCTTTGCTCGGCTTGAAGTCGATGCAGGCAATACGGTTATCCTTCGCGAGTGCGCGACAAACTCAGACAATAGCGGGTATGCTGCGGCAATGATTACAGACCGAAACGTTGTGGGCTCGATTGACCCAGAATCGACGCTCGTATCTGAGGCGAATCCTTATGGCGACTGGCTCAGTCATACTGAGCGAGCGCTGGCGTTTGACCTTGAAAACACTACAGACAAGTTTGCAATCAATGCTCCGAAGTTTCAGATTACAAATGTGCAAGAGGCTGACCGGAACGGAATCGTAACGGATACGATTTCATTCCAGTGCAACCGCAGCGCGGCGGCTGGCAACGATGAGCTGACAATCGTTTTTTCTGCACCTTAGGTTTAATAGTTGAGGCGAGACAATGGGGCGAGCGTTAGAGCCGGGCTATCGGTTTCCAATTTACTTAGACTACGACGAGGAGAAACCAGAAGACCAGCGACCGACGATTTTTATTGTTGCTCTGTCAATGCGAAAGCATGAGCAGTTGGCCGAGGTCTGGGACTCTGCACCAAAGACAACTTCAAAAGAGTTCTTTGATTACATTGCGGACGCATTGGCAAACGTAATTACAGGATGGAAAAACTTTCGAGACCCACAAACAGAAAAAGAAATTGAGTTCAGCCGGGACTCGCTGAAAGATGTTTTTACTTTTGGTGAAGCTCGCGAATTGTTTCGGAAAATTTTAGCAAGCGGTAGCGTTAGCAAGGACGACGAAAAAAACTAAGAACGGCAGCTCTAATCCGGCAGGGGCTGCTGTGTAAACATTGCACAGGAAAAAAATGCGTTGACGAACCGACAATAAACTGTTCGGTTTCTATCGCGTGTCCAAGGTGTAATGAGGCCGGGTGCGATGATTGCAATCAGACCGGATTTTTTGAGCTGACGAGTTGTCCTAAGCGGCTAATCAGCAAAGAGTTGCTGAGAGCAATCAGGCTTGCAGATTTAATGAAAGAAGGCATCCCGCCAGTTAGCGGCGGCGTGCTAGACCAATCAGCGTGGTTTGTCAGTTTGTATGAGATGTTTCGCAGTGAGCAATCAAGAGCCGAGAGCGAAGCGTATAGACGAGAACGATAATCATGGCTGAATCAATTCAAATAATTCTTGAAGGCGTTGACGATGCTACTCCTGCGTTTGAGCAGGTCGCCGAGCAAATCGCCAACACTAGCAGCGAAACGAAAAAGCTCTCAGGGACGTTTTCTAAAATCTTTGGCTCGATGGGACTCGATGAGCTATCGGCATTTGCTGGGCAGTTTGGCAACGTAGCAGGCCAGCTAAAAGACCTCGGCGAGGCAGGCCAAAAAGGCGGCGCTGGAATGATTGCCGCAAAGGTTGGCATCGCAGCGGCGGTCGGAGCAGCGGCTTTCAATATCG